ATATAATTTATAACTTTGACTTCTATGAGGTTGAGGAGATTCTTAGGAGTCTTGGTGGAATTGTTTGTGGAAGCGTTGAAGAAATGATCTCACAAACACAAGAGTTGCTTGACAACGATGCATATGCCAAAGAAATTAGTGATAAGCAAAGGGCTTATGCTATTGATGTATTTGGTAAAAAGAAAATAATTAAACAATGGAAGGAATTTTTAGATGCAATATAAAGAAGATAAAATTAAAACACCTTGGGGTGTGGAGGTAACTATATTCACAAGAGAAGGGACTAATGACTGGAATACCTTGTACTCCTGCATTGCCGAAGATGAATATAAAATTGGAGACTTGCAGGTTGACGCAGGGAATTCTATAGCAGTAGACATTGGCGCACATGCTGGAGGTTGCTCACTTGCAATGCTCAGTCGTGGATTCAAAGTGATTGCAGTTGAACCCTTGCCGGAGAACGCTGAGCTTATTATGAAGAATGTTGAAGCAAATGGATGGGAAAGCAATTTTACTCTTCACCATAAAGCTATTCATGAAGTATCAGGCAATGAGGTTACATTAAGATATGGTAATGAAGATACAGAATCAGGTGCTCACCATCGTTTTGTTGGGAATACCATTGACTCTTCAGAATGGCAAGAAGATATCCAGACACGAGGTCGCGAAATTAAGGTAAGCACAATTAGTCTAAATGATGCTCTTGAATCTATTGAGAATGTAGATATTCTTAAGATTGATTGTGAAGGCGCTGAATGGAGTGCTTTTAAGGGGGCATCTCCTGAGACATTGGAGAAGATTGATAGGATTGTTGCAGAACTTCATGCTTTGCCAACAACCAAAGAAATGTACAAAGAATTTAATACACTTATTGGCAGTCAGTTTAAAGATGTAACAAGCAATCTTTTTGCAGATGTACAAAATTATGAAACAATTGGTTTAGCATATTTTGAAAAACAATGAATATCTTAACTGATTTTCATCATAACTCTCTTTTGCGTTCATTTGTAATGCTATTTGAGGAGAGGCTGGGAATGAATGTCTATAGACCAATAGGGCTTGAATGGTTCTATGAGGGGTATTGGGCTATCAATGACCAATTAGATACTGCTAAACAATTTCTTGATGTTGAAACTCAAGTATTAGCAGATAACACTCCTCCTCTTAACATTGTTAAAGAGTATTCAGATGGTGTATATAGCGTATATGACCCTGGAAATATCACAACACATAATGCAATAACATTAGAGGCATTTAAGAATATGCAATTTGATTATATAATTGCTTCAATACCACAGCACATCGGTCTATTCCAAAGATTAATACAAGAGTTTCAACCAAAGGCTAAATTAATTATCCAAATTGGCAATAATTGGAACCCTAATATATTTAGAGGTCTGAATGTTTTGGGTTCTGTAAAGCCGGGTAGCATTCAAGATGCTAATGTTGTTTATTATCATCAAGAATTTGATACTAACATTTTTAAACCAAAAAAGCATACAAGTTCTAAAACAGTAAGCAGCTATATTAATTTACTGCAAGAGATGCATTTTGGATGGAATGATTTTATCAATTTAGAAACATCATTAACTGAATTTACATTCAAATCTTATGGTGGTCAATGTCGTGATGGGAATATGGCAGGCGCTCATGGTTTAGCAGATTCAATGAGTAATGATGATTTAGTTTTTCATGTTAAAGATCATGGAGATGGTTATGGTCATATAATCTATAATGCTTATGCATGCGGTAGACCAACTATTATTAGAAGATCTTTATACGATAATCAGTTAGCTCAAGAGTTATTTAATGATGAAAGCAGTATAAATCTTGATGGCATTTCAATTGAAGATGCTGTTCATAAAGTTAAAAAAGTTCTATCTGATGAAGAGCTATTAAATAACATGTCAATTAAGGCATATGAAGCATTTAAAAATAATGTTGATTTCGCATACGATGCGGAAAAAGTTTATAACTGGATGGGAACTCTGTAGTTCCCATGTGTTATTATTACATAAATCTATAGTAGAAAGAAGATTAAATGTTAATTGTAGATAAGCGCAAAGGCGACCTCATGCCTGTTCATGAGGTTATTGAAACTCCAAGTGTAGGATTAAATCGTGCATTAGGTGGAGGATTGAACACAGGTGCTACTCACTTGTTTTGGGGAAACCCATCTGTTGGTAAGTCAACTATCTGTTTTAGAATCCTCGCAGAAGCTCAGGCTAAGGGGTTTAGACCGGTCATTGTTGATTCAGAGTATTCATTCAATGAAGAGTATGCTGCTAAATGCGGTATCAATGTTGATGACATTGTTGTAATCCAATCAACAGTTGTTGAGGATATCTTAAAGCATCTTCATCCGTATCTCAACCACCCAGAAGAGAAGCATATCTTTCTCTTTGACTCTCTTTCTAATATTATTAGACAAGAAGCATACGACAAGCCTGAAGGAAGTAAAGCGATTGGCTTGCTTGCTCGCTCACAAGGCGCTCTTCTTCAGCAATTGGTGAACTATCTCCATAAAGAGAGAAACATTATGATTTTTATTGCTCACCAGACTATGGATTTGAGCGGTATGTATGCAGTTACAAAGGCTAAGATTGGCAACTCTGTATTCCATAATATGCATAACATTGTTAAGTTGTTCTTATCTCAATCATCCAAAGAGATGGAGAGAGATGATAGAAGCATGATTACTTCTCAGAAGGTTGCTTGGACAATTGAAAAGACAAAGCAGATGGCCAGTATCGGAACTAAGGGTGAATACTATGTTCTTCCTCAGGAAGCATCTATTGATAAGTATCGTGAAATGCTTGATATCGCTATTGAGATGGGCATCATTGAGCGCAGAGGCGCTTGGTTCTTCTATCAAGAAGAGAAGTGGAACGGTATGGCTAAGATCGAACTTACAGATGAGCAAATCGAAGATATTAATGCTAAAATATTGGGATGAAACTTTTAATTAAGATATTAGCTGGGTTTACTACCCTGACAGGAATTGGCGTAGTTGCTCTGTATGTCATTCTTGATACAATTGCCAGAGCAGAGGACAACGAATACTTCTGGGAGTAGCAGTTGAAAAGAACTGAAAAAGAAGAGATTAAGAAAGACAAAGCAAAGGCTGTCAAGAATTCCGGAAGGGGCTTGAAGAAAGGCGATGCTGAGTTTCATAATTTTCTTTTAGATTACAAGCACAATGGGTCTTCATTTACCCTTACTCGTCTAGGATGGCTTAAGATGCGTAAAGACGCATGGAAAGCAAATCATAAATATCCTTGCATTTCTGTCGTTCTTGGGGAGGATTCCGATGTGAAGGTTGCTATCATCGAGTGGGAAGTGTTCAAAGAACTAATTAAGGATTCAGAATATGAATAAGCACAAAGTCCATTTTACTGCTGCTAGAGATAACTGGAAAACACCAAAGGCATTTTATGAAAAACTCAATGAGGAATTTAACTTTGACTTTGATCCTTGCCCTCCTAACCCTCAGTTTGACGGTTTGGAAATTGAATGGGGTAACTGTAATTTTGTTAACCCTCCTTATGGCAACATTATTGCCAAGTGGTTAGAAAAAGCAGTTGACGAACAGAGCAAAGGCAAGACCTCTGTGTTCCTAATTCCTAGCCGTACAGATACTCGGTGGTGGCATAACTTTGTCATGAACGCTGATGAAATTCGCTTCATCAAGGGTAGACTTAAATTTGACGACCAGAAGAACTCTGCACCGTTCCCATCCGCACTCATTATCTTCAAAGGAAAGTAGCAATGAAACAATTAACTTACGGAAGCCTATTCGCAGGAGTAGGCGGTTTTGACTTGGGATTTGATTCCGCAGGTTGGGAATGTTCATTTCAAGTTGAATGGGATAAGAATTGCCAAAGCGTTCTTAAAAGGCACTGGCCTAATGTTCCCAAATTTGAAGATGTAAGAGATGTAAATGGTGCAGAGTTACCGCCAGTTGATTTAATATCATTTGGCTCACCATGTCAGGACTTATCTGTAGCAGGTAAGCGTTCAGGTCTTGATGGAGACCGTTCAGGCTTATACTTTGAAGGTATAAGAATAATTAAAGAAATGAGAGAAGCAACTAATGGAGAATTTCCTAAATGGGCAATCTGGGAGAATGTACCCGGCGCCCTCACAAGTAATAAAGGAGAAGACTTCGCAGAAGTCCTCAACCAAATGGCTGACATCGGGGCATTGGGAATTGAATGGCACATCTTGGATGCACAATGGTTCGGAGTCGCACAACGCAGAAGAAGAATCTTTGTCATCGCTTGCTGGGACTCTTCAGCCCTTGAACGAAGTAGCGGAAAAATACTACCTGTCCCCGAAGACAGCAGGGGGGATATTAAGAAGGGCAGAAAGAAAAGGAAACAGTCTGCCAGAACTGCTGAGAGTAGCACTACAGAAACTATCTGGTACGGACAATCTGGACACGCAAAGTGGACAGAAGGAGGAGTAACTCTTGCTGCTAGTGACTACAAGCGCCCTGAGAGAAACTTTGTACTTGAGCCATTTGTAAAGTCTAGAAGAGCACAAAACCCTACTGATGATGAATCATGGATTGATAATGCAGTAGCTCCAACATTGAATGCTTTTGATAATACCGGAGAGGCAAGAGCAACGGTTCTTGTTGTTGATGGCACAAGAGTTAATGATGTTCGTGTTTATGATGACGATATGGTTCCAACATTAAAGCATCGCATGGGTACTGGTGGTGGACAAGTTCCTGTTCTAGCCTATGATGGCTATAACAATAAGATTAGTGAAGATATTTATCGCACAATCCGAACAGGCATTGATTCAGGAGATCATATTGCAATCCCAATCCAAGGAACAATAATTGGTCGTGCGGATACTTCAGGTCCACAAGGGAAAGGCTTTGGAGATGAGGGAGACCCATCTTATACATTGGATACAATCTCTCAGCATGGAGTTATGACACCTGAGTTAATCTTAAGAAGATTGACACCTATTGAATGTGAAAGATTGATGGGATTCCCTGATGACCATACCGCAATTGACTACACAGGAAAAAAGATTGCCGATACCAACCGCTATAAAATGTGCGGAAATGCAATTGCGTCTCCCGTAGCGGAATGGATTGGTGTAGAATTAAAGAAACTAATAGAAAGTAAAACAGAAAATGACTGACATTATTGTAGACATTAACTTTATTGCCGATAATATGGGCGATAGATCAAAAGAATTTATTGATTGCATGAGGATTGTGCAAGACATAATTGACAACCCTAATCATTACATCGGTGGACAAGCTATCAAGTATGCTAATCTATTAGCAGCCTATAGAACGCAAATGATTATTAAATCACAGGCCTTTAAGAGAAGGTCAAGTCTAATGAGTGAACAGGATAAGTTAGTGAATGATATTTGGAAGACAATGTATGAGGCATTGTCAGAAAATATCAATGTTCTTAAACTTGCATCAAAGGGGAATTAATTGAAATCTTTAAATGCCCTTAGACAACCTAAAGAGCCTACTATTCAAAAGACTGGCGATGATATTGTTATTGACTTTGCACAGGCTATAGATGACTTCTTAGAGAAGCGTAACGCTCCTGCGACAAAGAAGGTTGGCGGGTTCCATCCTAGTTATACAAACCAATGTGCTAGATATTGGTATTACTTATTTGAGGGAACAGAGATGACAACAATCTTCCGCCCTCAGACATATCGTATCTTTGATAATGGTCATGCTGTCCATGAAAGATTGTATAGTTATATGAGAGAGATGGGTATTCTTGTTGCTGAAGAAATTCCGGTGACTCATGATGATCCACCAATTGAAGGAACTGCTGACGGTATTATTGACCTTGATGGTCATAAACTGATTGAGTTGAAGTCAATCTCCAATGAAGGTTTCCATTATAGGAAGCTCCATAATAAGCCCAAAGATGACCATTTCAGACAAGCACAAATCTATATGAGATGTCTTGACTTACCATCTGGGCTTGTTATTTATGAAAATAAGAATAATCAAGAGATTCTTCCTATTTTTGTAGAGAGAGATGATGTTTTTATTGATAAACTATTTAAGAAGTACAAGGGTATTTACGAGGCGTTCCTAAACCGAGAAATCCCTACTCAGCCATACAAGCGTAGTTCTGCAAAATGTGCAGACTGTGCGTTGGCTGATAAATGCTGGTCAGGGAATGTTTGATAGTGAAGCAAGAATTTGTCAAAACGATGAATGCAAAAAAGAGTTTATAGCAAAAGTTTATAACACTATATACTGCTCTCCAGAGTGTAGAAAAGTTGTTACAAATAAAAAGCTATTAGAAAACTACTACAGAAAAAAAGACAATAAAAAAAGAAAGAGAGTATGTATTACAGACAACTGTAATACGGTACTCTCTTCTTATAATGAAGAAGATATCTGTGAGCAATGTAAGAATGAAAGATATATTCAAAGACTTGTTGGCTGGGGTTGGGATGAAAACAAACTCAGGGAAGAACAGCGTTAATTATGCGCTATACTATATAAGTGAGTTTAAGATCAATCGTCAACCATCAAGGGTGGAATAAGTTAATAGCGATAGACCCAGCTTCTCACTCTTTGGCTTGGGCAGTTATTGATAATAAAAAGAATGTATTAGCGACAGGTAAGATTGTTTTGTCAAAGCAGAAAGAGCCTTATGATAAGTTTAAGGTTATTGCTGAAGAGCTTGTTGCTGTAATAAATGAACACAAACCGGATGTTGCTGCTATTGAGCAATCCGTCTATATCCAGAACTTTCAGTCAAGCAGAATAATTTCGTACATGATTGGATTTACTTGGGGTCTTCTGTATCAGAATGGCGTTAAGACGCGAGATATTAACCCCCTGAGTTGGAAGCCTAATATTGGCTATAAGAACCTTACAAAGCAAGACAGGAAGGTTCTAGAAGAGAATGGACAGAAAGGCTCTATCCAGATTAAAATGAAGAACGAGAGAAAACAAAGGGTAAGAGAGATTGTTTCTATTGCTTATGGTGACGACACTCCCGGTCTTGAAGATGAAGATATCGTAGACGCATTGGGCATTGCTTTATGGTATTATAAAACAGGTGGTAACTAATGGCACTTGAGCCATATAAAGACAAGGCCTTCTTGTACGAGCATTACGTTACTAAAAGAATGAATTTAACAGACATTGTTAAACTTCTTGAAAAGAATTACAATATCAAAACAAGTCCGCAGACAGTTTATAACTGGTGCAAAAAATATGATCTCTTAAAATTTAGAGGTAAAGGAAGAAATCTATCTGCCGGTAGGCAAAAAGCTCCCAAGTCTCCAGCACAGAAAATGGTTGAGAGAAAGAGGATGGAAATGCGAAAGCAGAATGATCTTAAAAAGAAAGGTAAATTAAAATGAGAAGAAGCGTAACTGCAAAAGATATGACAACATTTTCAAAACTTGATATGATTTACAATCAGGTTCGGATTATTGAGTCAAAACAAAACAATGCCGAGTATAAATGCTTGGGCTCAGGTCTGTGTTGTCGTATTGGGTTAAGAATCCCATTGGCTGAATGTGCAAACATTGCCTACAGGCTCACACAAGATTTCTATTTCAAAATGGAGTCTGAAGGTGAAGATGTAGCCAATGAGTGGATGGAAACAATGATTGAGTCTCTTAAAGAAGCTATGCATGACCCCAATTGGAATGTTGATGGAGAAACAGAGAGACATTGCGTATTCTACAAAGGTGGTTGTACAATCTACCGATACAGGCCGATGGTGTGTAGAACATTTGGTACAGTAACTCCAGTTGATGATTATTGTCCAAGAATTAGAAATGCTCATGGTCAAGTCGATTACTTTGCAGGAGAGGGTGTTGCTAGAGTTATCAAACAATATCAAGACATTCTTGCAGAGTATGCTAATGACAAGGATAAATCATATAACAGCGTTGTATACATGCCATTAGGAATTTTAAGTTTTTTATTGGATTCAGATCAACTTGCTCAATTAGCTGACGAAACAGAACCTAAATTCTGGGATGGGGTTAGAGGTTGGTATAACTACCGATTAACATTTACTAAAATGCATGGTTATGATTATAATACTCTTGGTAAACATGCAGAAAAAGATGGCGAAGTTCTCGGATTTAAAGACGAATAATAACTTTTATATTAACTAAAACAAACGATTAAATAACGATTGAAAGAGTGATATGATATCAGTATGAATTCACCAATTAAAGTCCAAGAAGAACTTGTTGTTTTCGCTAAGAACGACAAGATTACTATTTACAGAGTTGTATCTCGTTAATAAATAGAAATAGTGAATTGCCTCGCTTCGGCGGGGCTTTTTGCTTTTATTTCTAGGTTAGTGTGCTAAACTATATATTATGTCAAATATTGAACCAATAGGTGAAAAAAATATTTTTGACAAGATGCGCGTCATTGAAGATGCGGGACAACTTCATGTTAAAGGATATTCGTATCACGAAATCGCAACACTTCTCTCCCTTAAGGTCGGGGAAGCAAAAGAGTATATTAATGAATATAAAAAGATTCTTAATAGACAAGCAGAAGATGACCCTTATTTCCTTGAAAGAATTCAATTCAATACTATTAAAGCCCTACAAGAATTTGATCAGCTAAGCAAAGAAGCTTGGGAGACAGTTAATATCGCAACAGATCATGGAATGGTTCCTGCGAGGATTCAAGCATTAAAACTCGCTGCTGATATTGCAAACAAGAAGGCCCAACTTCACAAGTTAATGAGTGGAACAAGTGGTGACTCTGACTACATTGCCCGAATGCAGAAGGCTGAGAATGTAAATCAGACCCTATCAAGAGTATTAAGAGATGTTATATCCAAATATCCAGAGATTGCAGATGAGGTAAGAAGAGAGTTGTCTACTGCTTTTGAGATTATGACTAATGATGATGATATTGAAGATGCAGAAATTGTAGATTCTCCAGAATTTGAGACGGAAAATGACTCTCATAAAGCCTCACAATTTGAGACGGAAAATAGCTCTCATAAAGGTGGAAATCATGTCTGATTTTATGGGGATGAATTTAGAATATTCTGACTTTGACCGTTTGCTTAGGAAAGAGGAATTCGTAGAGGAACCTGTTTCCATTGAGGTATTTGTTCAAGATAAGAAATATCTTGGGCTTCCACCATTATCGCCTATTCAGTTGGAGATTGTACGACATTCTACACAAGTTTTAAAAAAACATACGTTAATTAATTTGATGGGTGAAGAAGCCGGGGCAGCGTATTATGATAACTATACAGACAACGAAGTTATTTGCATGTTGGGTAAAGGTTCTGGTAAAGACCACTGTGCAAGAATATCAATGGCCTATACAGCTTATATGATGCATTGCCTTAGAGATCCTTTGGGGTATTACGGTAAAGCAAAAGGTGTATATATTGACTTGCTAAACCTTGCTGTTAACGCACAGCAAGCTCAAAGAGTTTTCTTTGAGCCTTTTAAAAACTTATTGCTGGGCTCTCCATTCTTTAATGATGTTGGATTTGAACCAAGAGTATCTGAAATCTTTTTCTTTAGTAGACCAGTTAGATGCTTCTCAGGTCACTCTGAAAGTGAGGGTTGGGAAGGTTATGAAGTTATGACTATTATTCTTGACGAGATTGCAGCTTTTAAAACAGATGTGGAATTAAAGGGAGAAACAAGATCAAAAGGTTCTGCTTCTGCAATTTATAACATGAGTAAGTTATCTGTTATGTCTCGTTTCCCAGAAATAGGGAAAGTTATTCTTCTTTCATTCCCCCGCTATAAAGGTGACTTTATCCAACAGAGATATTTTGATTCTAGAAATAATAATGAACCAAAAACCTGGTCAATGAAAGCTGCTACTTGGGAAGTTAACCCTACGATTAAGAGAGAGCAATTAGAATCAGAATATGTTCGCAATCCTATTCAAGCAAGAGCAAGATTTGAATGTGAACCACCTAACATGGAAGACGCATACTTTAGGGATGCTGATTTAGTTAGAAAAGCTTTTACATATAGAGAAGACCCGGTTGATGATGAGGGCATGTTTAAACCTTGGTTTAATAATAAAGATGGGTTTACAAGATTTATTCATGTTGACTTGGCTTTGAAACGAGATAGGGCTGCTCTTTGCATGTCGCATTGTGCTGGCTTTAAGGAAATTAAAACATCAATGGGCGTAGAGAAACTTCCTATTATTAATGTTGATTTGGTTTATTCTTGGGAAGCAACAGTCGGTGCAGAAATTAACTTTGCGTCAATTCGACAAATGATTGTTGATCTTCATAGAAAATTTGATGTTGGGTTGGTTACATTTGACCGTTGGCAATCTATTGAAATGATTCAGAGCCTTAGAAGCATGGGAATTAATTCAGACTTCCATAGCGTTAAAAAGACCGACTACGACACCCTAATGTCTTGTATGTATGATACGAGATTGCGTGGTTATTGGAATGAGTTATTGGTTGAAGAAGAACTTCTTAAATTAAAACTTTTTGGAAATAACAAAATTGATCACCCTTCTACTGGCTCTAAAGACTTGGCTGATGCATTGGCCGGTTCTGTATTTAAAGCTATGAGTATGGCAGCAATTGACTCAGAGGTTGAGATTGAGATATTAAGTCCTAGTCCAGTATTTGAAATGGATGACGAATTTGAAGACTTTTCTACGGTAAGCGTATTCAATAATGATTTAGGAATGTTCCAAGGAACTGATAGGAAAGAGATTGGAGGTGCAGAAAGATGGATAGACATGATTTAGAGCATGATTCTTCGTTGCAGGTAACTGTAGATGAAATCATTGCAGAATTGAACAAGCAAATTAGTACATTAAACTTTGATTTAATTGTTACGAGACTGGCTTTGCAAAAGTTGCAAAATGAGTTTGTAAAACACGCAGAGGCTCATAAAGAAACTGGTAGCAGTAATACCCTTACATTTTAATCTCAATTATGTTGGTTAAAAAACTTTTTTAAAGAAAGTTCACAAACTGGCTACATCTTCCGAATGATGATGATATGCTGATTTTCAACGAGGTAGGGAACAACTTCTCACATCGTAAAAAATCCAAATACCATAAAGGAATAATAAAATGTCAATCAGCATTCAGAAAGTAGATAATTTTCCAGAAATCTCTCGTAGTGGCAGAGTGTCTGAAGAATTGCAAATGATTATTGAAGCTCTTAACGATTCTGTTAAGACCGGCGATAAGTTCTGCATTAAGGGAATTGAAAAAGGTAAGGCTTACAATTCAATGCAACAGCGTATTCGTGCTCAGGCTAAGAAGTTGGGTTACAATATTGTTATCCGTTTTGATGCAAATGAGAGCAGCCTCTTCTTTAAGGCAACCCTTGACACATCAGATAACTCTTCTGTAATGGCAAACGAAGTTGCTGGCGTAAAGACAAAGGCAAAGTCTACAACATCCAAGTGATTATTTAATAAATAATCCCATAAAGACCCCGTGTGGAAACACACGGGGTCTTTTTATTGTGTATACTCTTAACTATGATTGAATCAAAAGAGCAAGAAATTGAAATTACACATGAACAAATAAAAGGTTGGCATCCACTTTTTGCTTTGCCTTGTTATGATCAACAATTAACAGAACCGTTTTTTATGTCAATGCTAAGAACGGCAATGGGTTTTAAAGACATTGGTTTAAAGTTTTCAATTAGTACATTATCAGACTCTCTAATCAGCAGAGCAAGAAATCAGCTTGTAGCCAAGTTTATGGCAAACCCTGAGTTTACTCATTTGGTTTTTATTGATGTTGACTTAGCATTTAACCCGGATGATATTCTTAAAATGTTATGGCATGATAAAGAAATTGTTACTGGTGCATACCCCATAAAGGATATAAATTGGGAGAAGGTTGCTAAAGCTGCTAAGAATGGTACTGATCCAGATAAGCTTTTAGGTTTGAGTACAAGATTTGTTGTCAATCCAGTTAGATTTGGAGATGACAAAATTGTTGTAGAAAATGGTGCGATTGCTGTTCACGATGCTGGTACTGGTTTTATGATGATTAAGCGTAGCGCATTTGAAAAGATGTTTGCTCAGTATCCTGAATTGAAATATGATGACGATACATCTTTACTTTCTGAAGAAGAAAGAAAACATTCTTACGCATTATTTAATTCGTATGTAGACGAAGACAATAGATTCTTATCTGAGGATTATGGCTTCTGTCGTTATTGGCAAAAGATGGATGGCGACATTTGGACTGACCCATCTATTGAGTTAACGCATATGGGCCGGATGAAATATACAGGAACTCTTATGCAATTCCTTATTGATAACGCTAAGCCAGCTGATTAATTCAATTTGTTTACCTTTTTATAAAGATTTGCAATACATATATAGGCTCAGAAAAATATACTAAAATTTGTGCATTATTTGCTAAAAGATTGCGTGGTGTGAATTGCCTCAAACAATTGCTAAAATTACACGCTAAAAGAATGGGCTAAAGTTACACGCTCCTCCGGGGCTAAAGCTATAGCTCATTTTTTATGTAAAAGAACAGATCATCTTTTACCCTGGACTTCTCGATTTCTGATCCTTTGTTTGACCCATTTATTGACCAATTAAATTTTCCAAAAGAAATCTGTTTTTTGAGTAGCGAATCTATTCTTTGAGCGTATAGACTATCCCTATGCCACAAATAGCGCAACAATTAGGTTACGAATTGCACGTGGTATTCCATTGTATAAAGGATAAGGTTAAGGTATGACTTCTCTAAATGATGCGTATGAAGCTAAGGTAATTGCCATGCTAAATACTCAGTTATCAAATGGCGTAAAAGATTTCGGCAAGATTGTTGATTACATCAAGATTACGGAAAACATGAGTATCCGTTTTGTATTTGTTACAGATACAGGCCGCAAAATAGATTCGGGTTCGGCTATGCGTTTTATGCAGGCTTATCGTAGGAAATTGACTAATGCCCCAGCTATTGTTTTTCCTGATGGTGCTGATTCAGTTATTCGTAAGCGTGTGATGAGAGTTCGCCGTTCAGGTATGCATTCAGTTACGGGTGCAAGTATTACTAATGTTGCAAATGTTAGTAAAGATGAGAGTATCAATATTAGTTCTACTGTGACTTCTGCTGGTGCTTTTCCTGAAGATTTTGTTCCGCCTAAGGGTAAGACAAACCCTAACGGTTTGACAATTGATGAGATTTTAGAACGTGCTAATCTTAGCACTAATGAATATTTCGCAAACAAAAAGAAAGAAGAAGAAAATGGAATTTGAGTTTATAGATGAATCAGAGATTGAATATTCTTCTACTCCAAGAAAAAAGAAAACGCCTTCTCTATTTGATAGCAAAATAGAAGATAGAACTTATTGGGGAAATGATCCTGGTACTGAATTGGTTATGGCATTGGCTCGTATTCAGATTCGCAAAAGCATTAAGAATTTGCGTTTGATGAATGTTGATACTGAAGATATGACTAGCGTATTATCTAAAGAGTATCGAGATGAGCTGCGTATGTATCAATTGGAAATATTAAATGTTTTGATTACTCAAGACAAATACATTATTGTCCAGGATTCAAAAGGCGAAATGCTTTTGGAATTAGTACAGCCATTAGAACTGGTTGAAGAATCAATCTAATAGTTAGCCCATAAAGAAAAAGTAATATTAAACAAAGGGTTGGCATATGCCAACCCTTTCTTATTAGGAGGAAAAATGAGAACAAGAGATGTTATTGGACATTACTCATACCAAAAAGAACAAATCAAGTTTGAAACAGATATTGAAAAGAAGTTTCATAAGATTATCTCAGGTATGAGATTTGGTGATGAGATTAAGGTTGAAATGGTTGTTACGTCTAATGCTGAAAAGAAAGAAGTAATTAGAGCGATTAATCAATCAGCTTTGTATAACAATATTGATCTTCACAAGCGTTGGTCAAAAGATAAAACATACATTACATTAATAGTAGAAGGATAAAAAATGTTAAATATGGATTCCCTATTGCAAAAGATTGAGCTGCTCGAAAAGCATAACGCTTTGTTAAAAGCAAAAATCGAGATAATGGAAAAGCGCCAAGAAGCGTCTACAACTTTGATTAAAGTTTATCAAAACATTATGGAAGAAATGAAAGCGAGTTATGACAATGGCAATTTGTAAGATATGCAATTGTGATTTTATTGATGAAAGATTTGAAGCTGGTTATGATTACTGCTTAGATGAAGTATGTAATCGTATTGGCTTAGACGAAAGAGAAAGAGAATTTCGTAAGATTTATACTCCGGCTTTACTTCATAAATGCAATTACTTTTGGATTAAAAAAGAAGATTTGCGAGAATTAAATGTTAGAGCAGATATGTTGCAAAAAGGAGATTAACAAAATGATTGATAGTTCTAAACATGGTTGGCCTTGTGATTACTGTGGTGAGTTAGACCCCGATTTTAATTCAACTTGTGAGAAATGTTTTGAAATTCACAAAGATGAAATTAAGAAAAAAATAATCGAAATGAAGAATAGACCAAAAAGAAAAAGGAATATACGAAATGGCTGAGTATGTAGTATTTGGAGTCGTAATGACTCCCTTTATTTTATTAGCAGTTGGATTAGTAATTGAATGTTTTATGGAGGAACAATGAAAGTAGATGAATATGTAAAGTATGTGCTTACCGAAAAAGAAATTGAAATATTTCTTTCGGCTGATTATGGAATTAATTCAAAATCTGGCAATAAGACGGTTGGCAAAATGATTATTAAAGTCATTGATTCTTTTGAAATTAAAAAAGAACGTCATACTTTTTATGCACAAAGAGTTAAGAACTTAGCAGTTCAAAACATTGCAAAAAATAAGAGATATGCCTTTTCTACAAGAGTAGAAATGGCTAGTAACTATGTTCATCAAATGATGATGTACGAAATAAATATGTTTTTGTTTTACAGAAACAACCCAAACTATGTGAGGAATTAAATGGAGCCTAAAGAAACAATTATTTGTGATAAGTGCGATAGCACTATTGAATTTAATCCAAATCCAGACAATGCATTGTATGTGACATTGACCGGGGGTTATGGAATGTTTATTGATTTAGAAATGGTTGAGTTATTGTTCTGCCATTCTTGTGCAGTTGAGCTTTTTAGAACAGTTCCTAATTTGTCTGCAGATAAAATGCGTGGTAGCCATTCTGTTGCTAATGACAATAAGGATTATCCACTTTGTTGTGAATATTCTTGGGGTATTGAAAATGATGAAACTATTTATGGAACTGAAGAACACTTTAAAGGAAGAGAGTAAAAATGAGAGCAGATAGTATTTATAGCCTTGGAGACTCAGCTTATGAGTTTACAAAGAAATGTACTCATTGTAAAGAAATAACTTTATTTGCATTAACCAAAGATGAATATGAAAGACTGTTCATTAAAAATGAATTTATTCACGTTGTGTTTCCTCATTTGACTGCGGAAGAGCGTGAAGTTATGATTAGCGGAACTCACCCTAAATGCTGGGATGAAATGTTTGGAGATTGGGATGAAGATTATGACGAGGATGAGGAATAGTGTATATTTGTAAAAACTGTGAAGCTATGTATGAAGAACTACCTGAAGATTCAGTTTGTACACAGTGTATGGAACAAGAAGTAGTAAGAGATAGAAATAGAAGGTATATGTAATGAATATGGAAAGAATTGAAGTTGGCGCAACTCCTTATGATGAAGATTGCGCTCAAGTTGGAAGTGTAAATTATTCCAGCGAAGCAAATAAGGAAATGAAAGCGTATATCAATCAGCTTAATCGTCTGTTTCCAGATGCGGAAAGCAAAGGAGTTAACTTTAAAATTAAGTGGTTTAGTCATGATTTTGGCTCTTATGGCGAAGTTTGTATTGTTTGGAATACTCATGATGCAATCGCTGATGAATACGCTTACATTGTTGATGGAAATATCCCTAGCAATTGGGATGAAGAAGCAAGAAAGGAATTAGGTATCTGATGAAGATTGACTTTGATCAATTGCCAAAGTATGCAGCTCAAGCTTTGCAAAAGCCTGAAGATTTTGGATACTGGGGCGATGAAGATATGTTTAAAACCTGGGGTTTTACTGGCATTGATAAAACAGATGCGAGTGACCTTTTAGAGATTTCAAACTTTGAAGTTATTTCAAAAGATTTGATTGAGCGATACCCCGATGATTTCAGAATTGAAACTTATAAGCATTGGGCTGTTAATTCAGTTGATCGTTTGGTTTGTCGTATTCTTAAAAGTCCAGGTGATGTTGTTGAAGAAAATATTACTAATGCTTTTATTGCTGCAATGAATTGGCATAACGAATTAGATGAGTATTCAATTGCTAATGAAGATCATTATTTAGAAATGGAGCATGCAGAAATGGTTGATATGTTTAATAATATGGAAGATTATTTGAAGAACATGATTAATCCAGAAAAAGAAAATTGGGCTGAGGAATTGTATTATGAATTAGCAAACAATATGGGTGTTGAACTGTATCAACATTGTGAAATTAAAGACAATGATGTTTTAAAAGCAATTTTAAATTCTAATTTGTGTAACCCCGAAAGATGGGGAGAGTGGAATGAATGGTGTGATGAACAAGGTTTTGATAGACCAATATTCCCGGTAAAAGAAAACCCTAACCAATTAAAGTTATTTGAGGATTAAAAATGGAAGATGATTATCAATACGGTGATGAATACGATTGGGACAGAAATGATAAGTCTCAATATTGTGAACACGGTACTTTTATTGGTTCATGGTGGGGCCCAGATTTGCTTTGTGGTAAATGTGAAATGGGAGATGGACCTATGATTATAGATGAAGATGATGAAATTTAAAACAGAATTATGTTGTGATATTTCTGATGTACAGAACCCAATGTGTTGGGGATGTTATTTAGTTTATTACGAAAATCAAACAGACTTCGAAAAGGAAGAAGAAAATGGAAAATGAAAACAATGCACTTTTTAGTGCAACAATGGTATTAACAGCATATGTTGATGAATATGGAAATGTTAAATATGTGAAGTCCGATTGGGATTCACTCTTTGAGAAAGAAGAAAAAGAAAATGACTAAAATATGTATTGAATGTGGTACAACTGAGAATCTTGTTTATTCAGGAACTGATGCTTGGATTTTAGGTTGCGTTGAACTTACAGAAAAAATCTGTTATCAGTGTGCAAATGCAAATTATCAAAACAAGAAAGTAGAAGAAAATGCCTAATTGGTGTAGTAATAACTTGTCTATTCATGGCAGGCAAGAAGATATGAAAAAGCTAATGGAAGTAATTACCATTGGTGAAGATGAATATTCACTTTTAGAAAAGCTTTATCCAACTCCTGAGGAATTGAATATAGGTGATGTATCAATGAATCCAGATGAACAACAATTAGCCAATCAAGAAAAGTTTGGTTATAAGAGTTGGTATGACTGGCGAATTGACAAATGGGGAACCAAATGGCCGGAATCCGATTTGCATACAGGTCAAGATTATACTGAGAATTCAGATGGTACAGCAACAATTGCTTTTAATTTTGAAAGTGCTTGGGCTCCGCCATTAGAAGCATTTGACAAAATTTCTGAAGATTACCCTAACCTTTTATTCTGCATTTACTATGAAGAATGCGGTATGGGCTTTTGTGGAAGTGCAATATGGGGTTCTGGTGAAAGAAAAGAAAATTACCAAGCAGAACTTATTTCATCATACTTTGATGAAGAATACCTCTTTGACCAATATATTAACAACAATTAAGAAAGAAAGAAAAATGGAAAATTTTAAAACACTAGAGCTTATTAATAATACGCTCAACTTTGACAAAGATGGATCATCTGCTATTGCATATGGTTTGCATCAGAATGGGGATACCCTTACTCATGAGGTTATTGGTCGCTGTGCTGATGTGTATGACCTTATTGAAAGCCTTGAAGATACAGATAATGCAAAGTCATTTGATTATCTTTCAATTGTAACTTGGGGTTGGGCTGCGCCTTTGAATGCAGATGGAGAAGTAGATGGAGCTCCAAGTAAGCATCCAGAAAGGCGTAGGGTTAAGCTTATTATCTCCGGTTCAAATTCTGAGAAGGGTTTGATTGGAAGTATTCTTAACTTCTCTGATTCACCTGATGAACCAGTTTATGATTACGGTGATGCTACTGGTTCACTTAATGATGCATTTATTGAATTCTTTAACGACTGAAAGGGATAGATGTTTAACGAAGAAGATTTTAATCACATTGAAAAAATGAGATCATCTATGGCTGATGGTATGACTGATGGTTCAGAATCACATATGGTTCTTGAACAAATTGTTGGGCTTATGTCAAAGACTGATTTTACATCTGATGAAAGCAGAATGGAATTCATGATGAATTGCGTAAATATCTGTTATCAAGATGAAGAAGGAGAACCCGTATTAGTTGAAGATAAGATGTTTGGAGTAATCCTTGGTCTTTGCTTTAACTACTCTAATATCATTAGCAATCTCATTGTAGATGGCTTTAATGTTGATGAGTATTATGAGTTTCTGCAAAAAGAAGTTCTTCCTGTTATGCGAGAAGAATCAAAATCACTACCTTATTGGGATGTAAATGAGTAATGAAAATTGGCGTTTAAATGCTGCATGTTTAGGACAAGATACAGAATTGTTTTATCCTGAACCTGGCACAAAGGGTGCTGTAAAGCAAGCGAATGATGTAAAAGCATTCTGCAATATTTGCACAGTTAAAAGTGAATGCCTTGAGTATGCACTAAAGAATGATGAAGCCTTTGGGGTTTGGGGAGGACTTACCCCAAAGGAAAGAATCAAACTTTTGCGAACTCAAACAGTTACTGCTAAAGACGTATCTATTACAACGGTAAAAGTAAATGACAACAACAAAGTTTAAAATTAAAGTTATTAATGAAACAATTCTTGATCTAACTTCTATGAATGAAGCAAAACAAATTGCTGACATCTTAGAAGAAAGGAATTCAATTCCTACATTTCTAGGAAACATTAGTTATACATACAGCGAAATTGAGAAGTATTCAGATGGAT